CGCACGGTTGTCTCGTGCGTTGACTGTATTTGCTGCAATGGTAAAAATATATGTAAAACCGTAGATTTTTCGCTTGTCAAATGTCCAAAACTTTGCTAGAATAAAGTTACAAAAAAACAACGCACCTACGAAAGAAAACGGAGGGTTCAAGCATGAATGTTTTGTACATTGAAGGCCGTCGGAACGGCTACGATCCTGACCAGTGCGGCACAACGATGACCGTTTCCGAGATGATCGAGTTCCTGAGTCAGTTCGATGGCGACCTGCCTATCTACCTGAACAACGATAGCGGCTACACGTTCGGCAACATCGACGAGTACAGCTTCAGCGAGTGCGAGCACGATGATTCCGATGCCGATGACGAAGTGCCTGACGACGAAGTGGATTTTGAGGAGGAATGAATATGTTTGACCTGCGTGAGCACAAGGAACTGATTCACAGCTTGGTAGCTGAGGCCGACAAGAATGATACGAACTGGGAGTGGAGCGTTGAATCCATCGACCAGATGAATGCCCGCATCCGCTGGGGTTATCTCGAATACTGCGAGCAGCCCAATCCGTTCTTCGTTATTGAGTTGGAGGACACCGGCGATGGTTGCTGGATTTGCACCCGCGACGAGAACGGTGACCAGTTGACCTCTGATATTGTCGAGGACAAGGATATTCCTGACCTCAACACCCCGATTGATGAGGCCATCAAGGTGATGTTCCGCAACATCGTCAACACCGCTCACAACTGCTACTGATAGGAGGGGAGTACATGAAGTACGCAGACATCAACCGCCAGTTCACTGAAATTGTGGCTGGCTACCTCAAGGCCGGGTACACCTTCAACACTGCCACCATGGGCGGCAGCCAGTGCGAGATTGCCCGCGTAGACCTGAATGATGGGAAGAATGTCATCCGCATCCTGCTCCAGAGCTTCTTCTGCAAGGACGACTTCTTCAACGATGGTTACGAAATCATCGTAGGCAGCACCCGGAGTACCATCGGTGCAAATCAGCCGCCTGAGAATGCAGCGGGAAC